CATAACAAGAGGGTTAATCTTAAATCTATTGCTACTCTCTATAATAGCTTTAAGTATCTCTTGCTGTTGGTTCTGACTTAAAAAACTATAATTAGTTTGTAAATCTTTTTGTAGGTCTTTGAGAACCACAGACAATAATACACCTTGTGGTTCTTTAGCAACGGTTTTGGTAACAGTTTTGTATTTAGTAAGAACAACAGGTTTAGTGGATTGTAGGAATTTAATATACATTCCTCCTGCTAATATGGTAATAGTGTATATTAATGCTAGTATTTTAAATTTCATATCTTTTCCTCCAATTCTTTTAACAACTCTTCCATTTCACAAAGTTGTTTTGTATGATATTTTATACTTTGTTTTCGTTTCTTAATAGCAGACTTTAAGTCCACTATTCTAAGCTTTATATTGCGTTGCTTAAGCATATATAATTGCTTTTTATTTGCTTCAGTCATCCCAAACTACATCTTTATTATCATCACAAATGGTTATCCATTTGTTGTTTAAGTCTTCCCAAAAATCTTCTCTTTCTTTAGTATTAAACCAACTAAATGCTCCAAATATCCACTTATATTTAGATGTTTCTTTTATTTTATTTGGCTTTATATAATGTCCTATAACACTCCATCGTTGATTTTCAATTTTAGAATTTTCCATGTATTTTTCATAAGCATTGTTATCTTTAAGGAACTGTATAAAACTTACTGCTTTTGATAATGACTTACAGTACTTATAATTTGTAATTTGTGTTTCATATGGAAAATCATATGTAGGACTATAAAACATAAAAACATCTTCTGCCCATTTTTCTCCATTATTGCTAAATAAAGCTTTTTCTCCATACTTAGGTAACCATTCTAGTTTACCTCTACTTACTATAAAGTCGTAAGCTGATATTTCCTTAAACCCATCATCTTTTAATATTTCTTTTTTGTTGGAACAAATAAGAAATTTGTTTTTGTTTATAAAAAGATACTTATATTCAGTGTTATTTATGTTTGTAGATAAATTTATAGGATCCCAACTTCCACTATTTTCAAATACAATTTCTTGTACTCTTTCACTTAAATCTGGTGTTACTTCCATTTTTACATTGCATACCATTGTCTTCTCCTTTAAAATTTATCTATTAAATCAGCAAATCCATTGCATAGCATTATAACTGTAAATGCTATTACTCCTATTAATATTGCTTTCCAGTCCATAACTTACTCCTTATGCAAATAGGTCTATTTCTACTTGTTCTGCTATCTCTTTTAGAACCAGCTTCTCTTCTAGCCTATCTATCTTAGTCATAAGCTTTTTAATAGTATCACCTTGACTAATAGCTATTCTTTCCCACTCTTTACACTGCTGTGTATACTTTCGCAAGTCTTTAGCTTTAACTACTACTTTACCACTGTCTTGCATATCAGCAAGAAAATCACTTAATTTCATTTACTTTTCCTCCATTAAGTATTTGTTGTGCTTAATAGCCTTTATAACATCATTGATAAGTAAATCATCCCTTTGTTTAAAAGGAACTTTTTGAAGCTCTTTTAGCTTAGCTTTAGCACATTCAATCTTTACTTCTGCTATACTCTTTTGTATATCTAATACCCATCCAGGTAGGTCTTTATATAATTCTTTGCTGGTTCTCATATTTCTCCTTTTAATAACTTAGAGGTTTAGTGTCCTCTACATATTTTTTTAGCTTACATCCAAGTTTTGGATGCTTTAGCTTCTTAAGTGCACTACTTTCTATCTGTCTTACTCTCTCTCTAGTTATGCCCATTATATAGGCTATAACAGACAAAGTGAGTTCTCCATCTCCAAAATTAGCTTGCTCAACTAGCCAGTTATTGAATACTTCAGCCCCTTGATATTTGAAGATTTTTCTAGCTGTTAGTATCTTCTTTAAGAATACTATATGCAACTCTTCAAAGCTTTTTTTGGCATACTCATCCATTTTACCCTCAAGCCTTAATTGTTTTATTATACTATTCATCTTTTACTCTTTTTCTTCTATGTAGCCGTTTTTTATTTCTAAATCTCTATCGTTTAGAAAATCTTCTATACATTTTTCTACTTCATTTATATCAAGCCAATAGGTAAACATATCAACTATTTCTTCTTCTGAAAATCTATCTCTTAATAGATTTATTAAATTCCATTTTTGCATCTTCTAACCCTTTTTGTATATTGTTTTTATTTATCTAGCTTAGCTTGTAAGCAACTTTATTTTTCTTTCTATATAAATCTTTACCTTTAACCTTTTTATATCTTAAATAACCATAACAAGTTGCTATGGTTATTTAAGTATTCTTAGATTTTTTAATAAATCTTTTTCTATTGTAAGATAATCTACTATTTGAGTAACACCTAAAAAATCAAAATCTTCAAATAAAGTATCTAAGGACACTTTATTTAACACGCTTCGTCCTGCTCCGTCGTTACTAAAGTGTCTAATAACCACTTTATCTTTTATATTCTCCGCTAATTGTCTCTCGTCCAGGTGTTGGCAACTAAACGCTGATTTTCTTCCTAAATGGTGTTTTTCACAGAATTTCTGCGCATCATCCATAGATTTAGCCTTAACGATATAAATATCGTTACACTGATAACATTCTTCTTCTAGTTCGTTTTTTGAATTTTTCATCTTTAATCCCTTTTGATTTATTTACACCACTGAAGAATTAAATCTCCATGTGCATCATAATAATAACTGCCTTCTACACAGTTATTATTATTATTCTTTTCTGCTAAAACAAATGTTGTGCTGTTAAACACATCATTGTTATCCTTGCTATCCAAACTATATTTCTCATCCCCACTTAGGGCTTGCTTAAGTCCTGCAAGCACTACATTTGAGAATGCTCTTCTTGCTTCGTTAATATTTTTCACTTTAATCTCCTTTTAAATTAATAAAACATTCAAAAGAATGGTTAATTTTATAACCATCCTTACCGACAGTTTTATGTGTAAACTTTAAAATGTTTACTATTCTTTCTAAAGTCTCAACACTGATGCAAGACCAACCATTCTTTTCTCTTATTGCATCTTTTTTAAACCTTGTAGGTACAATATGGTTATGTACCCAGACCTTACCTTTAAAATTAAAGGTATTCATTCTTACCTTTAATTTGTTGGTGTTTGTTAGATAAAATCTATCTTCAAACCCCTTAACGAAACAATAGACACCCCTTTTTTCTGGAGCATCTATGTTGTTTTTTTGGTGGACATTATTAATACCACCGAAGCGACTAAATAACATTTTATTCTCCTTTTAATTTTTTATAAAATCTTACTTGTAAAACTTTATAAAAAAGCAAGTTTTTTATTCTTTCGGGGCTTAACCCTGCAAGGATTGCTCTCGTTTCCTAACGCTAGGGCGCTACACCTAGATTAAATAGTGAGTGTCTAAGAGTCCACTTGTCGTCTCGACTCACTTATGAAATTGTTGCATAAAATAGCTTAAAGTTTTATTAAGTGCTTAAAAGTACCATTATATCGGTATTTTAGAGTAGAGTGTAATGTTTGAGTTTTTTTGTTTTTGAGTGATTTGGTATAATTAGGCGTGTTATTATGTACTTGTTGTGATTATCTATTCTTTTATACAATAATATCCATACAATAATATCATACCTAAACAAATCCCTATTTCTCTACAAGTTTAATTTATAAACTACAAACATTATAGAAAATAATTATCAGAGGAATTAATTTAAATATATATTATTCAAGATAAATAAATAAAATATAAGCTATCTCTGCAAGATAAATAAATAAATTACAAGCTGCATCTAAATATAGTATATATTATTTACTAGCGTCTAAATCAATTATAATCTATTACAGCATAATATATACTTGTTAGATAATATCTCTTGTTTATTGTATGATTATGATGATTTTATGGTGGGCTATTGGGGGAAATTGAAATGTGTGTGTGTGTGTGTATCCATCCTTATATTTCCTAACCAAACCATACTTCCTTAACCAAAACTTAATCAGTAATAATTATAAATGATTTGCATAACTAATTAATCTTGTTATCTTTATTAGTGACTTACTGATAAGCCTTTCATAGAATGACTTACTATTGAGTAGTCTATATGCCTTACTGATAAGTCATTTAAACGAAACTTAATTCTTGAACGGTTAGTCTAAAGTACATAGATATTCAAAGTATTTATCACCCTCTTTAAGACTAGCTCTATTGCTTTCTCTTAGTCCTTTATTTGGTCTAACTTTAACCATATCATCTCCACTCCATATACAGTCATCTTCATTTACACTTCTTATTAGCTCTTCTATAAGTCCATTGTCTATCTTTAATAGTTTAAACTCTGTTGTTGTGTAAGTGATATCTTTTTCACATAATAGTTTTCTATATTTATATACTTGTCTCCACATTCTTATTAGTATTTGGAAGTATATGTTTTCCATTTTATGTCCATATTGAGATGGATTATCTAGGAAATGTTTAGCCATAGCAAATGCTCTAGTTGACATATCTCTTGTTATTGTCTTGTTTGTTATCTTATTGATATATATGTATTTTTCTCTTTTTTGTTTTGATAGATACGGGTGTGAGAATATGTATTCTATCTTATCCATAAGTCTTTGATTTGTACGATATGGTAGTGTTAATTCATTTGTGTATGGTACTAAGAAATCTAAGTGATTTTTCATTTATACTCCTTTTATGATATAATTGTAGCATATTTTTTGGAGGCTATATGGATATTAGAGTTGTTAAGACTATTGATGTTGTAGATAGAGATGATTTATTTAAAGAATATGCTAAAGAAAGCAAAGGTAAATTAACTCCAGATGTTAATGTTAATAAAGAACAATATTTAAAATTAGAAGAAGCAGGATTATTAGATACTATTGGTTTATATGATAATGATAATCTTGTTGGTTTTATATCTGCATATACATATATGATGCCACACTATACATCACTAGCCACAAGTATAGAAAGTTATTTTATATTAAAAGAATATAGGAAATTTGGTGCAGGTAAGAAGCTATTAGATAAGCTTATTGAAATTGTTAATAAAAAAGGTTCTACTATGTTATTTATGTCTGCTGGTATAGGCAGTAATTTAGATAAAGTAGCTAAATCATTTGGCTTTATAGCTACAAATATTGTTTATAGTAAAAAGATAGTATGATAGGAGAAATGACTACTAATGAACTTGCAGTAGCAAATACAATACAAGAAAAACTATTGGGATTACCACAATCTACTTTGCATACTCATCATACTATACATGGTGGAATATATACTAGGACTATTAAATTAAATAAAGGTGAAACTTTAACAGGAGCATTAATAAGAGTAAATACTACTTTAATTATTAGTGGAAAATTATCTGTATATATAGGTAATAAAGTTATAGAGGTTAATGGTTATTCTGTTATAACTGCTGCATCAAATAGAAAACAAGTAATGTATGCAAGAGAAGATAGTTATATAACTATGTTGTTTAAAACAGATGCAAAGACAGTAGAAGAAGCAGAAGATGAGTTTACAATAGAGTCTAAGAAGCTAATGTCTAGGACTAAAGAATGTACAAATACAGAAGATATTACAGGAGTATAATATGAGTGGGGCAACAGCAACAGCAGTAATCGGTTCAGCTATATTGGGAGCTGGAGTTAGTTTATATGAAGGGCAACAACAAAGACAAGCAGCTCAAGATGCAGCAAATAGAAGAGCAGAAGCAGATAGAGCTAATCAAGCTAGAATAGACAAAATAAATAGAGATAAAAAACCTAACCAACAATCAGCTGGGCAGATAGATTTTGGTTCTAATACAAGTGGTGTAGTTGGCTCTATGAATGATTTTCTTATTCCAGCTAATGGCTCCAAGCAAAATAGCTTAGGTGGCTCATCTAATGGCAGAAGTGGATTAGGTTTTGCCTAATGGAAGAGTTAATTAAATATTTAGAAAAACAGCTAGAAGTTAAACAATCAGATTTGTTGCTAGGGCGTGATGATAGAATGATACTTGTAGGACAGATAGATTTGTTGGAGCAGATTAAAAGGATACACACAGAAGGATACCCAGATGATAATAGTGAATGATACAATACCAAGTAAGTTTTATAGTAAAGGTTTATCTAAGAGGTATCCATTTGAACAAAGAGCTAGAGATATATCAGCTTTAACCTTGCCTTATGTTATAAGGAAGATAGGTGCAACAAGTACAACTCCATTTAGCAAATATCCATCACAATCATTTTTAGGAAGGCTAGTTAATAATTTAAAAGCTAAAATGGGTATGGCTCTATTACCTCCATCTACAAGTAGTTTTAGATTAAAACCTGATGCACAAGCTATGGTTAAGTTGTTTGGAGTTGGTAAAGATAGTGAGCAAGCTAGAGAGAAGATAGCACAAGAACTTTCACTTAATACTGATGCTATTAATAATGAATTAGAAAATCAACAAATAAGAAGTTCTTTATTTGATATGATTATACAACAAATTATAGTTGGTTCTGTTATAATTGAGAAAGTACCAAAGAAAGGAATTATAATATATCCATTGACAAGTTTTATTGTTGATTTGGATAGTCAAGGTAATCCATTAGCTATGTGTATTAAGGAAACAATTAAACATTTACCTGATAATATTACTCCTAAAGATACAAATAAGGATGAGTATGATTTATATACACTATTGGCTTTAGATAAAGATAGTGGTAAATGGATAATGAAACAAGATATAGATGGTGAGATAGTAGGAGAAGAGAAATCATTTAAAAACTATGATAGCTTACCATTTAGATACTTTGGTTGGAATTGGGTACAAGGAGATGATTATCATAGACCATTTGCTGAAGATTATTACAGTGATATGAAACAAGTTGATAGTTTAGCTAAACTCAACACACAAGGTGCTATTGTAGCTGCTAAGAGTGTATTATTGGTTAATCAAAGAGGTGGTAGAACTAGAAAACAAGACCTAGTTAATGCTAGCAATGGTGCAGTAATAGATGGTAGTGCTGATGATATAACAGCATTTCAATTCAATAAAAACTATGACTTTAATACTTCAAATGATAGAGAAGCTATTATAAAAAAAGAGTTGATGCAAAACTTTTTAGATACAGGTAGTATAACAAGACAAGCTGAAAGAGTTACAGCTGAAGAGATTAGACTTATGGCTCAACAACTAGAAGCTTCATCTCTTGCTGGAGTTTATAGTAAGATGGCTCTTAATTGGAGTAAGTGGATAGTAGAGAAGATAATGGATGAACTAGGTATTAAGTTTAATGCAGTAGATGTATCAGTACTTACAGGATTAGATGCTTTAGGTAGAAGTCAGGAAGCACAGAAACAAGATAACTTTATGCAAAGAGTAGCACAACTGCAATTAACTCATTGGATTAATAGTAATGAACTATTAAGAAGATATGCTTCATTTGATGGCATCAATACAGTAGGTTTATTAAAGACTTCAGAAGAAGTACAACGAGAACAACAACAACAATTACAACAACAACAACAGAATGAACTTGTTACTGCAGGTGCTAAATCAGCAGGACAAGAGGGTGGCAAACAAGCTATACAAGCTTTAGCTCAACAGCAACAACAATAAGGAGATACAATGGAAATAAACACACAAATGGTACTAGATTATGCTAGTGCAGGGATGAAACCAAAAGAGATAGCAAACAAATTATCAACAAAAGATAATAAGGTAACTCATCAAGCTATTAGTAAAATTATTAGAGATAATAATGTAGAACAAGTTGAAGTTGTACCTAGTGGTGTACAAGTATTTCACCCAGCTGATTACGCTAAGTATTCTGTGGAGAATGGTAGAACAGAATATGGTGGTGAAGTTGGTAAAAAGTTAAATCCACACCTTGAAGAGATAAGAGCATTAATAAATTCTCATGTGCCTCCAAGTGAAGTGATGAAAAAGTTTCAACTTAGTAAGCTTGATTTGCAATTATATATTAGGAAGCTTAGTCAATTAGAATTAAGAGATAAAGATATAGTATGTAATTTTGAAAAGGATTTTTTTAGATAATGGAAAATACAGAAGGACAAGAAACACAAGTCGAAATAGAACAAGAGGTTAGTAATTTACCGTCTGAACAGAAAGAGGTTGTATCTGCAAGAGAAAAGTTTATACAGGTATCAGATGATGACTTTAATGAAAAAGGATTATTTAAAGGTAGATGGAATAATCCACAAGAAATGGCAGACTATATAAAGCATATAGAGGATAAACATGCTAATACTGTCAGAGAAATAAAGAATAGTGAAAAACAGACAGAGCAGGAAATACAACAACAAGCTGAAGAGTTAAAGCTACAACAGATAAGGCAGGATACGGTTATAGAGCTAGCTCCACAGTTTATTGAAAATGGTATGAAACTCACAGACGATATGATTGCAAAACTAGAGGAAACAGGTTTAACTGAAACAGAAATTAAGTTAGGTGCTTATGAGTATAAGGAAAGATTTGAAAGTGCTTATAATGTAGTCGGGGGGAAACAAGAATATGATGCTATGATGCAATGGGCTGTTGACGGACTAACAGATGCTGAGAAGCAAGAGTTCAATAAAGATTTAGGAAATGCTAGAGTATCTAAGTTGGCTATTGAGGGTTTGTATAATAGGTATAAAGCTAACAATAAAGATGATAATATTACTAGATTTAGAGGACAACCATCACAGGGTGCAATAGTTGGATATTCTAGTAGAGCTGAATTATTCAAAGATAAAGCATTCGTTGATAGTAACAGAGCAACTGATGCAGATAGGGCTAGATACAGGGCTAGACTTAGAGCTACTCCTGATGAAGTTTGGCAATAATATAATTATTATGATATAATTCCATTAATGATTGTGTTGGAATAAAAAACCAACATACTTACACTTCAAAATACAAGCTCCTGATATGGGTCACTTGTTTATGATTTGGGAAATTGGTTTGAGACAACCAATCTACAAAAAATAAATAAAGGATATAAAATGCCATATACAGGAGCTACTAATCCATTAGTTGGAACAGACACAGCAGCAGATTTAAAAAGAGATATAACACTAGATGTACTACAAGCTAAGGATAGACAAACTAGATTTGCCGACTTAATTAGAATTGATACTATATCAGGTGGAACATCAGCAGGTTCTTTCATAATTGAAGGAAAAGAAGATACATCAGATATTACAGGTACAGCATATGATAGTGCTAATGCAGCTACTCATCTACCAGCTTATCCTAAAGGTACACAAGTACAAGTAAGTAATGGTACTCAAGATGAGATAATCATTGCACTAGATAGACCTCAATATGAGAGCAGAAGAATTGACCAATGGGAACAAGCAATAGCTAGGTATGATACTCTATCTATGAATGTTAGACAGCTTGGTAAAAGATTAGCAAATGCTATCGATAGGAAATGTTCAGCAGCTATTGAAGCAGCTAGTTTAGCAACAGGTCTTGTAGGTAATGGTAATGGTACTGTTATTGTTAATACAGCATTAAATGGTGGTGTAGCTGCAGGAGCAACTCCAGCACTAAAAGGTGAGGCATTAATAGAGAGTATATATGCAGCAATAGCAGCAATGGAAGCAAATGATGTAATAGATGAAGTATTTGTTGGTATGAGTCCAGCTAACTTTCAATACTTACCACAATCTTTGACTGTTGTTAATTCGCTATATACAGCTGAAAATGGTGGTTTAGATATTGGTGATGTTAAGATGGTAGGTGGAGCAACAGTATTTAAAACAAATAATATGCCTACAACACCTGGTTTAGTTGCTTTAGCTTTTACTAAAGAAGCAGCAGGAATGGTTAAGCTATGGGATGTTAAAGTTGATATTAATCCTCAACCAGACTTCTTAAATGCTAAACTAATCAATGCTTATTTTAGTAATGGTGTTGCAGCTTTAAGACCACAATGTGCAGTATCTATTAAGAATGTATAGCTAGATAAGTTTTTCGTCCCTATCGTTTCTCCTTGCGATAGGGATTATAAAGCTTATTAGAAAGGTAATAAATGGCTGTTTTAGACCAACAATATGACTCAACTAAGTTTTTTATTTATGCAGTTAATATATTATTGCAATTAATAAATGAATTACCTGTTAATAATGATGTAGAGTTAGCTGATATTTTAGAAGCACAACTAGCATCAAGTGTATTAATAGAAACAAAAAAAGAAGTGTTATCAGATGGTTGGGATTTTAACACAGATAATGATTATGAATTTCCAATCGACAATCAAGGCTATATACCAATACCTACAAATGTTTTAGATATATCGGACAGGAATGGTAGATATATAATGAGAGATTGGAGATTATATGATAAGCAAAATAAAACTGCTATATTTACAACTCCTCAAAAGCTAAAGGTTATATGGGATTTAGATTTTAACTCATTAACTCATCCACTTAGAAACCTTATAACTATTAGGGCTGCTAGGAAGTTTCAAGCTAGAACTATAATGGATACATCAATGTATAAATATAGTCAACAAGATGAGGAAGAAGCATATTTAATAGCTAGACGAAGTGATGGCTTTACAGGTAATTACAATATGCTTACATCTACATTTGGCTCAATTAATTCGGTATATAACTAATGGCACTAATTAATAACTCTCTTGAAAGTCTATATGGTGGTGTAAATCAACAGAGTGCAGAATTCAGACTAAAAACACAAGTAAAAGAGATGATTAATGCTCTACCAACTATAAATGCAGGATTACAAAAAAGAAATCCAACTCAACATTTAGTTACATCTCAAGTGCTAACATATGAAAAAGATATGTTTTCAACAGAATATGATAGAGGTATAAGTGGTGGTGTAGCAGAACAATATTCAATAAATATAACAAGTGCAGGTATGGAAATTGTTAATATACAAACAGGAAAAGTATATAACAAAACAAATGGAATTACATATATAGGAGTAGCAGAAGCATATTTAACTCCTTTTGGTGGAAAAAATGGATATAGTGCTGTAACAGTTAAAGATACAACTTTTATAACAAATAAACTTGTTACTCCAATAATTTCAAATAGTGGTGGAAATAGTACATATTTAAAGAAGTCATATATTTGGTTAATATCAGCTAATCCAGCAAGTCCATATACATATACAGCTACTATTACTGATAGTCTAGGTAATACAGTAACTACTAATGCTAGTGCAACAACAACAACAGCTGCTGCAACAGCATTAGCAAGCAATATTAATATTGATGCGAATTATACAGCAGTAGCAATAGGTTCTGTAATAGAGGTAACAGGAATAAACAATATATCTACTTGTGAGGTATCTGATACATTTGGTAATCAAGCCTCTAAATCTTGGGTTACTAATGTTCAATATACAACAGATTTACCTAAAAATATGGGCTTTAATAATGTAGTTGTAAAAATAACAGGTTCAGGTAGCAATACATTTGCATCTTATTGGCTAGAATATGTTAATAGTTCTTGGATTGAAACTAAACAACCTGATTATAGTGGTATTATAGATGCTACAACAATGCCACATATATTAATTAGAAATGCAAATGATACATTTACTTTCCAAGAATATGGGAATTGGATTGATTTAAAAGTTGGAGACAGCAATAGTAATAAGTTGCCTAGTTTTACAACAAGTACAATTAAAGATATATTCTTTTTTAAAAACAGATTAGGTTTTATTACGGAAACAAATGTATTGTTGTCTGAAGTTGGTGAATATGGAAACTTCTTTAGAACTACAACTGCAGCAGTATTAGACAGTGACCCAATAGACACAACTGTTGATACAACTAAAGTAATAAATTTAGAATATGCTACTTACTTAGAAGATAGTGTTATGTTGTTTTCAGATAAAGCACAATTTAAACTTAGTGGTGGGAGGATATTAAGTCCAAAATCAGCACAAATTAGTCAAACTTCTAGCTATGAAATTAATAAAGATGTTAGACCAATATTTATAAATGATAAGATATTTTTTGTAGCAACAAGAGGAAATTATAGTGCTATAATGCAATATGAAGTTCAATATGGTGGAACATCATATCAAGCAATAGACATTTCAGCACATGTTCAGAGCTATATACCAGCAGATGTTCAAAGACTAAGCGGAAGTCCAATTAATAATATGTTATTTATAACCACTACACTACAAGATGATACTATATATGTTTATAAATATTATGATAATGGTAAAGACAGAATACAATCTGCTTGGTTTAAATGGAATTTTAATGGTAAAATTTATAATGCTTTTGCTTTAGGTAAAAATTTAAATATAATGATAGATAGATTACCAAACAATCAGTTCGAAACTATGGCAATAGCTCCTCAAGACTATAACGGTTCATTTTATGATAATGGAACAATACCATTTAAGGTAGATGTTAATTTTGGAAAATGGGTTCATAGTTCAAGAATTACAGGTAAAGATAATAGAGGTCATTTATTGTTTAAGACTGTTCAGGTAAGTAGTGAGATTGGTTCTGATTTTGAATTGTATGTTAAGGATTTAAATAGGAATACAACAAGAACAATACAATCTAAATATACAGTAAATAGAAAACCTATGGTTTATGGAAATGCTAAGAATATAGAGGTTGGTATTTCTAGCACATCAAATAAAGGTTTTAAGATTAATAGTGTATCATATGAGGGTGCATTATCTCAGAGAAGTAGAAAATTATAAGGAAACAGTATGGCTATCCAATCAGAAATATACTCTGGAACTGCTTTAACAAGTAGAACATTCCCAACAACTAAACATATAGCAACTAAAGCAAATATGGCTGTATGGCTACAAGATACAAATAATGTGTGGTCTCAAATGAATGAGACTGATTATCAACTTATCAATAACTCTTGTGTATTAAACACATTGCTAGACACATCAGTTTATATATCACTTGAAATTAGAGTGGCTGATATACCAAGTGAATTGACTGCATCAATTTCTGATATTGCTAAAGTTGCAAGTATAAGTGCAGATGTCACTAAAGTAGCTAATATAGATACTAATGTAACTAAAGTTGCTAGTGATACAGTTGTTATAAATGATGTAGCTAGTAATCCATTAAGACAGTCAATACTTGATAGTGGTTCAAATGCTACCATAGCAACTACACAAGCAACTAATTCTAAATTATCAGCTTGGAAAGCACAAGCAGAAGAAATGACAGCTAATAGCTATGCAACAGAACCAGAAAATACTTATGTTAAAAAATATACAAGTAATGGAGATGGTACATTCACTGTTACTAATACTACTGAATATAGTGCATTACATCATCAATCTAAAACAAAAGTATATGCAGATACATATCAAGGAAGTGGAGCAACAGACCCAACAGTAAGAAATGATGGTTCACCATTACAAGCTGGAGATTTATTTTTCAATACCACACTGAATGAAATGAAAAATTACACAGGCAGTATATGGAATAGTGCAGGAAGTACAGTTAATGGTACAAGTAAAAGACAAGTGTTTACAGCTACTGCAGGACAGACCATATTTACTATAACAGGTGGATATGATGCAGGGTTTGCTGATGTGTACTTGAATGGTGCTAAATTGCAGAATGGCGTAGATGTTATAGTTACAAGTGGTACAGAAATAGTGTTGAGTGTAGGAGCTACAGCAGGTGACATAGTTGATGTAGTAGCTTATGGAAGCTTTACAGTAGCGAATACATATACTAAAGCAGAAGTAGATAGTAAGGATGCACTGAAAGCAGATAAGTCTTATGTTGATAGCCAAGACACTAACTTACAAAAACAAATAAATACTAAACTATCTAAAGTAGCTTCAAGTGTATTATTGAATACAAATAGTTTATCAATATCAAATACATTAAAAACTAAAAACTTTGCTGAAGTAACTTATACAGGTAATGGAGCTACACAGAGTATTACTACTGGGATTAATTCAGTAGATTTTACCGTAGCTAATAATGGTAGTGGGTATTGGTTAGATAGAACTGTTAATCAGATTAAGAATGATGCTGGTACAGTTGTAGCTAGTGGAACTTGTGATTGGGGTACTAATAAGGGTGTTAGTAAAGTACATATTAAGAGTAGAAGTAATGCTTATTATAATGTAGTTATTGACGGGCTGAGAGGTTCTACTAATGAGATATATACTAACATCACAAACTCAGAATCTACTCTTTATTCTATTGATGCATTTACAGCAACTGGTATTACTTTAAGTGCTAACTCTAATTACACAAATAATCCAGGAGACTCTTTAGTACTCTACCAAACACTATACACTCACATCAAATGGGGTACAACTAATCAAGGTAAATTCTATGTAGAAGCATATAACCCTGTTACTAAAGAAGGTATGATTTATTATATTGGTAGTGGTACAGCGGGGCATCAGATACCACATAGTATGGGAGTTGAGCTTGGGATTACTGAAACGAAGAACTTATCAGGTACGAGTGATTGGTATGCTTGTAATAATACATTTGGAAGAATGAAGTTGACCCTTATAGATGCAGCAATAAATGATGGTTATGCCGTAAGTTCTACAAGTCTACTTATTAATACAAATACACTTACTACAGAAACTAATACATTAAACAATAAATACATCTTATATTACAAATGTAAATCGGAAACTTGGACAATAGGTACATATACAGGTACTGGTGCAGCTGGTAACTTTATAGAAACAAAAGATGTAAATGGAGTAGCTAGAAAACCAAGTAGAGTTATCATTAAGAGGATAGATAATACTGGTTATTGGATTGTAGCAGATACTACAAGAGGTGATAAATATAAGATATGGTTAAATGTACCTGATGCAGAAACTACTGGTAGTAATATTAGTGTATCTGCTAACGGTTTTACTTTGTTGGCTAATGAGACGAATACCAACTTAGCAGGCTCAACTAACTTATACCTAGTAGAATTTGATACAAATGCAGTATCAGGTACACCTGATGGTTCATACTACAACTATCCAACAGCTACAAGTAATATTAATATAACATCTGGTAACTTCACATACACAGATGGTAAAGATGTAAATGGTTATAAACTATCAAGTGAAAGTGTAACTGGAAGTATAGACTTTACTGGTGTAGCTGACGGGCTACATTGGGTAGCTAGAGATAAAGTAGCTGGAACATATACAACTAGAGCTACTAAGCCTACATTTGATACGGCTACTGGTAAATGGAGTAATGAAACAAATGTACTTAGTTTTCTAAAATCACCTATTATGGTAACTTCACAAACACCACAGTATATAGACTATAATCAAGAGTTAATAGAGAATGCTATGGACAGTTTAGAGGTTAGTAAGATTTGTAAAGCAGGTGAGTTTCAAGGTAAGAATGCTTGTACTGCTTGGGTTGTATTTGACGGAACTACAAACCCACCAACAATAAGAGATAGTTTTAATGTAGGAAGCGTTGTCAATAGTAATGGATACTTTGATATTAATTTTTCAACTGTTATGGACAAAGATTATGCTGTTGTATTTTCGACTGGTAGAAGTGATACTTATGGGGCTATATCTGGTGTTGATAGTGGTGCAAATAGAACTAATACACATTGTAGAGTTTGGCTATCGGTGGCTAACACTCTTGCAGGTACAGCTTATATGAGTGCTGTTATTTTTGGGGGTAAAAACTAATGAAAATATTAACAACTAAAACTTTTTATAAAATAAACACAGACAACACAGTGAGTTTTGGGAGTGGCACAGTAATACCTCAAGGCTTTACAGAGTACACAGTAGGTAATGAACCAATAGAGCTAGTTAACCAATTGTTTAAGGAAGCAATAGCTATAAAGATAAGTGAAATTAAACAATCATTTATAACAGCTACAAAGTCAGGGTTTACTTGTACTAATGGCATAACAATGGATGCTGATTTAACAAGCATACAGACACTAAAGAGTGGTTATGATTTAGCAGTTAAACTAGGTGCTACAACTATGGATATTACAGATTATAATAATATAGACCATTTAGCTTTACCAATAGCTAATGTAGATACTATGCTTACAGAGTTAGGTGTAAATTATAATACTATTAGGGTAAAGAAAAATACATTAAAGAAACAAGCAGAGAGTGCTAAAACTCAAGCTGAATTAGACTTAATAGTGTGGTAATATGCAATATCCAATTTTAGAACCAACTTCAAATGGTACATTTAAACTATACAAAGATTATGAGATAAATGGTATATTTATACCTAAAGGTTTTGAAACCGATGGACTTACATTAAAGATAAGATTGCTTAGACTATTAGTAGATAAGTATCAACCTAAGTTTAGTTCATTCTTTGTAGTCCATGATTGGTTTTGTTCAATTAATAATTATAAGCAAGCAGATGATGTTGGTTCTCAAATACTGTTTAAGATAGAAAACAGCTTTAGAACCAGACTAATGATGAAAGCAATTAGGCTTTATCATAGAATTAAATATGGAGTAAAATAATGATACCAATACTTGGAACACTCATAGATACTGGAGTTAATCTATTTAAGAGTTATTTTCCACCAGACTTAACACCTGAACAAAAAGCTAAGTTAGAAGCTGGTGAGCAAGCTTTTAAAGAACATATTACAGCTAGCTTGATAGACTACAATAAAACAATACTAGAACAACAAGCTAGTATAGTAAGAGCTGAAGCACAGTCTGGTTCTTGGCTAACGAGTAATTGGAGACCAATAACAATGCTAGTGTTTGTGTCTATAATAGCTAATAACTATATACTATATCCTTATCTTAGTCTGTTTTGGGATAAAGCTCCAATGCTAACAGTACCTGTTGAAATGTGGCAACTTTTAAAAATAGGTTTAGGTGGTTATGTTGTAGGCAGAAGTGTAGAAAAGAGTATTAAGCATTTTGTAAAAGCAAAGGATAATAAAAATGGATAGTCAATCTGAAGAGTTAAGTGATGCTAGAAAATTAACACCACAAGAAAATATAAAGATAATGAAGTGGCTAGTTGCTGATTGGAATCTCGGCCCGAAAACAGGAATAGATAACAATCAAGGTAATAGTATCTTTTGGCATAAAATTGCTACTAAATGGGGAATAGATGCAAAATCAGCTAGACGAAGAAGTTGTGCTAATTGTGACTATGGAAACATTGACCCAGAATATTTGAAAGCTATGGAACATGTACCTTATAATAGTTTTGATAAAGATGGTGGTATGAGAGTTTGGTGTGATAAGTTTAGTTTTATATGTCATGCCACTAGAGTATGTCAAGCTTGGGAGGACGAAGATTGAAATATATAAACATATTAAAACTAGGAAAGTATTAATGAGTGAAACAGCAGAACAACTTATAATAAATAGCTTACAAAAGATAGATGTAAAATTAAATAAACATGATGAAAGTTTTGAAGCAATACATAAAACATTAGAGAAGCTAGTAGCTGTTGATATAGAAATTAGAGAAATGAAAATTAGTCTCGATAGAGTTTTTCGCAGGATAGAAGTCGTAGAAAGTACACAAACAACAGGTTGCACTGCACTTAAAAATCATGTACAGGTCAGAGATGAAAAAATGAAAGCTTATGATAAAGTAATTAAAGATATGACAGAAAAAATAAATAAAGTAGAAACTCAAATATCAGATATACAAAATGTACCAAATAAAGTATTATTTGGCACAACAGTCGCTGTAATTTCCACTTTCGTTTCTGGATTGTTTGGATACTTTATGTTTAATCACGGAGGAAAATAGATGAATTATTTTAAAATGGAAGAATTTGCTTGTCCTTGTTGTGGTGAGAATTTAATATCACCTGCGCTTGTACAGAAACTAAACTATGCTAGAGAAGTAGCAGAGGTACCTTTTGTAATCAATAGTGGATATAGATGTGAGAAGCATAATAAAGAAGTTGGTGGTTCTCCTACAAGTTCACATCTAAAAGGTTTAGCAGTAGATATAAGAACCAAAGGAAGTAGAGATAGATTTGATATACTATCTAGTTTACTAACAGAGGGATTTAAAAGGCTTGGAGTTGGTCAAGATTTTATACACGCAGATATAGATAATTCTAAGACACAAGAAGTTATGTGGGATTATTATAATGGAAACTAAAGAGGTTTGTTACATTGCTATAGAAATAGCTGATATAATAAAAAAAAGGATAATAGATGGCAGTTGATACAACACAGATAGGTTCTGTATATGATAGTTTAGAAACCAAAATAAAAGCTACTCTTGATGAACAATGGAATAATGGAAGACTAACTGGTTCTGATTATGCACAAGTGCTAAGTGGCACTCTTACACAAGCAATGCAACTTGCAGTACAATCAGTGCAAAATCAGCCTACTATAGATGCCGATATTGCTACAAAGAATGCACAAAAAACACTAATAGACCAACAAAAAATAACAGAGGTAAACAGAGGAACATTTATAGCTAGGCAAACTACAGCATATGATGATAAGCTTAGGATTGAGGAAGCTAAACAATTAGCTAATATAATGGGGATGTTTGGAGCTGGTGGTACTGCTTTGCCTACAGGTCTAAACACTACAACATTAAATGCAATAGCGGCTATAACTCCATAGAACTATGAAAATTAAAGCATTAATTATCAAAAATGATAATTTAGAAGTGTCATTTAAAACTGCTGTAATTTCTACTCTTATTGGTTATGGAAAAATGTATGAATTATTGCATAAACAGTTATGGCGTAAAGGTAGATATGATTTGGTTCCTTACACACTAACTGTAAATGGAAGACCTGCTAGAGCTATAATGAGTTATAATATTAAAAGTGGTTCAACCAATCCATACAATAGAGATAGTTTTTATGATTTAGGGCTTAATCAACTTTTTGTAGGGCAAAATCCAAATTCACCATATCAGGGTAATCCTGGTAGTAGTAGCGGAATATATCACGACATATGTGAAATACGACCAAAAGGTACAGAACCAGTCAATAGTGTAAAAAGTCAAATGGGATGGCATATTAATGGTAATGGTACTTGGTACCAATATGATAGCTTCGGGCTTTCATTAATAAGTGATGTTAGCTCTCCTTACCAAGTTTCTGGGAATATACTAGATTGGTTCACTAAAATCACATACACACATGGAACAACTACAGTAATAAAACTTGTTGATTATGTAGATGCTAATGGTGTTGTAATAACTCCAGCAGGAAGTTTAATTACTGAATATATAGACTTTACAAACACTACAGATCCTAGATTTACTTCTCAACCTAAAGTTGGTGGTATACCAGATATGGTTCCTATACATGGTTCTATAGTAACAGATATTAATGTGCCTGCTCCAATAATAATACCAGATGCTTTAAAAGCTAATCTTCAGCTTGACACTGCAACAGCTGTTCCTATTTCACCATTATCTAGCAGAGTTATAATATATGCAGATGGAACTTGCATACAATATAATGCACCAGTAAAATGGGGTTATAGTGATGGAGGAGTAATAACAAATGCTAACTATACAGATAATGGCTATATGATGTATTTACCTTTAGTATATCTTGATGATGGTAATCTGGTACAAAACAGAATAGATTTTGTAGATAATTGGGATAGTCAGTTTAAATTAAATATACATGAAAATGGATATTGGTACACTGCAGTTATACAGATAGTTGAAATAATAGTTGTAATAGCAATAACAATATATGCTGGAATTTCAGTAGGTATGTCACCAGAGATGTTAGGACTATCTGTGTTTGGTTCACTAGTAGGAACGCTTGGAGGCTTTGCAGGTGATAAAAACATGCAGATATTGGGTTCACTATTATCATTAACATCAACTATAGAAACTGGCGGTTCTAAAGAGATAGCTAAACAAGCATTAGCTGAACATTTACCAACTTTAACAGCTAAACAGATATTGCAAAATACTAGTTTTATAGATCTGTTTAAA